CACGATATCCAGAGGCTCTACATAGGGGAACCAAAGGGTCATGCTTAGAGAAGTTAACATTGTTGAAGATGTACTTACCTAAGGGTTTATGAAGACCTTCTGTGGTATCCATAATCTTACTTAGGGTGCCACTAGGTTTAACTGTAGTGATGTTCTTAGGTCGTGGAAGACCAAGCTCATCTGCCATTGAGTAAGCACCTGAGGTAGCTGCTCGTTGTAACTCTGAGAAGTCATAGCTTCCTAAGTCTGGTCTACGAACTAAGCCAGTAAGACCTACACCACACAGGCGTAAGAACTCATTGTTCAAGTGCCAAGATTCTTGAAGGATGCCATCCATAAGATTGACACAGGTTTGTCTATAGTTAGCACGAGATGCTATATGTATAGCCCTGCGTAAACCTGAGGAATCACCTTTGTATTTACCTACGTCTACCTCTGTTAGATTACAGAAGGACTTGTTACCTAAGAGGATTTCTGCACAGGGATTGCACCCTTTAAACCAAGGAGCACGTTTGGTTGCTGTCTGGGCATTGATGAATGCTGGTTCAGAACCACCTGACTCCACCATCAGATCAAAGATATGTTTGAGTTCTTCTGGCTTAGGCTTGCTCTTAAACAGTAGAGAGTTGTTTGACTGAGCACGTTGAGGATTAGTTACCCACCAGTCTTTCTTGGCAGTAGCGAACTCTTGCCACTCTTCTTCTCCATAAACAAAAAGAGCAATTTCAGCTGACCTACGACTAGAGAGTACAGTGCCAAGCCAGTTAACAACATCGAGGATATCAATACGAGTGAGAAGAGTCCCAGACCTACGATTAAGTATTTCCCCAATAGCTGTATATGCGGTTGCAATAGCTTCATCTCCACTACTAATCCAACCATAACCTTTGAGACGATCTCCAGCAGGTCTAATCTCAGAGAAGTCCAGTACCAATGTAGTAGCTGGATGCTTGTGTGACATAAGTTTACCAATGGATTTAGCCCATGCTTCAGCAGAGTCACCAACTTTGATAGTCCAGATACCAGTGTCTTTATCAAATGTTTCAACATTGTTCTGTTCCCCACCCTTTACTGTTCGTACGCTATTTACTACCTCAATCTTAAGAGGCTTAATGAATCCTGTGAGACTGCCTACAGTAGGACTGAAGCCCACACCACAGCCTTGTAACAGCAGCCATAGAATATCCACACAGTCATATACTGTTTCTACATTGGTGAAGCTACAGTTGAACTGTGAGGCTTCTCGTTTCTTTGCTACATCTGTACCACCAAGCCATAAGGTACGGCCTGAGGTAAGAACCTTACGTTCTAACATTAAGGCTCGAAGTTCTTCTAGCTCAGCAAGGTCTGCTGTACCTGAGCGATTCCATAGCCATTCTTGGTGCCCAATGACACGACCTACAGTTTCCTCCCATGTTTCAAAGTCTTTACCTAGTTCATCCTTAGGTCGGTTATAGGTTCGTCTTGTTATTAGTTGAGCACGTAGTGAAGGCTCTAGTTGCATTAGTTATTCCTCTTATATTTATTTTGGGTAATTGTTGTCTTTGGTCAAGTATTGGTTATCTTTAGGAATACCTAGGGACTTAATAAATCTATCCCTAAGTTTCTCAAATTCTCGTTCGAGTGCTGCCAGTTGTAGCTGTAGGACTAATTGGTATTTCATTAACGCCACCCAGCACCGTGAATCCTGCGGTCAATCAACGTGTCAAAATGCTCGCCAGTTGTAATATTTACTTTACATATCTTGGCAAACTCATTCGGGCTTAATTGCCTAACGTACTTATACCGTTCAGCATCGTGTTTAATCCCCTGCATTACATCTGCACTCGCTGCATCAAAGCCCATCTGAAATGACTTTGCATCTACTATAGCTTCCATTTTATTTACCTTTCAAAACCTCCATTTTTATATAGTAATTACACTCACCACTAGGTTCAGTAGGTAATCCCGTAAAGTACGATTGTTGATACTCGCTCGGCGTAGCTGTGAATCGGTAGCACTTTTCTTTCTTTGGGCAATCAAGCCCTTTACACATTGCAATGTCAGGCATTCTAGTTCTCCGTTACTGTTGTTCATGTTTTTAGAATGTCCACGTAACGTGAACCTTATGATTTCTTAGACTAAACCTTTGACTTCTTTGGGAGTGACCACAGGTTTACTGGGGGAAACACCATTACCCCCCACACTATCTGTGTTCCCCTTACGAAAAATAGCATCGTAGTTATCCAAGTATTCTTTAGATGAAACCTTAGTCACAATCTTATCTAAGGTTATGTTATTGGTATCGCTCATTTAGAATGAACTCCTTTAAGAGGTCTATACAATGACTAGCTTTATCTAGGTCTTCAATGGGCGTACCTTTATCTCTACAGCGTGTGACATATTTAATGATGGTGTGCTGACAAGGGTCTAGTTTATTAGCCATTGAGTATTCCATCGGTTGTATCTTAAGCTTGGTGTAGTGATCTCCTCCTACCTGTGAATCTAAGGGAGAGTATGTTTCGTCTTGCTCTTCATCATCTATAGCAAAATGTAGTTCTGCGTATTTGTTTGGGGTCATCTGTTCTTCCTTAGGTTCTCTAGGTTCAAAGTAAATACGTGTTGTAGTACCTAAGCAATCCCAGCAATGACGAGGTGTATCACTAAGACTTGAATCAGGTTCGTGGTGGGTACAAGCTACGCAGGGCTTGTAATCTTCTTTGTTGGATTCCATAGGATTACTTCCTTAGTATTAAAGTTATAGTCAGTAGCTCTTAAGATACGAGCAACACGAGCTTGTGTAAGAGCTTCTTCCTCTCCTAGTCCAGCCTTAGCATAGGTAGAGACCACTGCTTCCCACATATCTTCTGGTTTAATATCTTGAAGAATCTTCTCAGCTGTCTTAATGCCAATACTTGGACAACCTTTATATCCATCTGTGGTATCACCAGTGAGTGTCTGAAGGAGGTGATACTTATCTGAAGTCTCTACATCTGTCTCAAAGAATTCTTTAGTACCAAAGTTATAATGCTTACAAGGAATAGTCTTTAGGTCTTTATCAATGGTGCAGATAACATAGTCACCCTTGGGTTCCTTGGTGGCTATGATTCCTAGTACATCATCACCCTCTAGACCTTCCATTGTTTGGCATACATAACGAGCTTCAGCTCTACTGCGTAAGTAGGGTAGAAGCATTGGCTTGCGAACACCTGTACGATTAGACTTGTAGGTAGGAAGGACATCCTTACGGAAGTTTTTCTTATCGGTGAAGGCTAAGATAAAGGTCTCCGTTCCTACAGCTTCTAAGGTTACATTCAGTGCTGACTGAAAGTGTGCCCATGCCTCCTCTTCTTCTGCATGGAGAGTCCATAGGCCATCACCCCAATCCACTGGTTTCTCTGCGACTGCTGCTGCTTGGTAGACTAATATGTCCCCATCAATGAGTGCTATCATTTACTAATGCCTTCCATGAGATTGGAAATAAGCTTTCCATATACGATGCAATTTTTTTTGCAATTTCCTGAGTCTCTATTTGGGTATGACTATCCATCCGTAGCTGACACATACGTGCCCAGCCATAGAGAGAGCCTGTCCATATCCACTCAGTCATTGTGTTCTGTGGAAGAACCATACGTGCTTGCTCAGGACATACATTAGATTTAAGTAGAGCGTTGTATGTTTCTAAAGCATCCCCTGCTGTCCACATGAATGCTTCAAGAACACTCACGTTCATGTCCTCGTCTCTTGGGTGTAGCACTTCTTTAATAGTCTCTGCACCACTACCCTGCTTTACATTCTCTGCTCGACTGCGGAGCTTGTGAGGGATGAAGAACTCAGGCTCATTATCTACATATCTACGGCTGACCTCATTCCATGCAAAGCCTACTTGGTGTTTAGCTAGCTGTCTTGCTACAAAGATTGGAGCCTTGATACGAAAGGATACTGAGGTATGACTAAAGGGAGACCAATGGTTGTGCTTGGCTAAGAAGGAGATAAGCTTCTCATCATTCTTAGATAGCTCTTCACTCACCTTATCAAAACTTACTCGTGCAGCATTAGCTACACTCAGGTCTGTCCCCATGCTATCTAGGTAAGTTATTTTCTGTTCTGCTGTTTTCATATAAGACATTCCTCTATTAATAATTTATATCCATCGGAGGTTATTCTCCATAGACGACCATAGGTGTACCTTGCTTCCTTGGTACTAATGTATCCACAGGAGGCTAGTGCTGCCATGTTGGGAGCATTCTTCCTACTGAAATCTGAAGATACAGCCTTGGGTCGTAGGTAGACTTCATGCAATATCTTAGTGAGTGTCACGCCATGTTTTCCCTATCTTGGATTCACCTGCTAACTTACATCTGAAGTTGAAGTGTTCCCCTGCTAGGGCTACTGACCTTGTTGCTACTTCAGCTACGACTGTAGCTATTTCAGCATCACGGCAAGCGATCTGTACTTCATCGTGGCTCCATGCACAAAATGCATAGTCCCCTTCCCAGCTATGGGTCAACCCTAGTTTCTGCAGTTCTTCCTCTAGGATGATTAACCACTTCTTGCAGACAAGAGCACCTGCACTTTGAAGTAAGGTGTTTAATGCACTGTGTGAAGAACGAACGTGCAGTCTTCTACCATCAATCCCTGTGAGGTAACCTCTTCCAGCGGCTGCCTTGACAGCTTCACTAAGTCTTCCGAGGGCAGGTAGTGAACGTAGAAACTTAGCCTTGAGTTTCTTTCCCACACTTGCAGTTCCATTAACGATTGAGCCAATTTTTCCATCTCCTGCTCCATACCTTGTGTTCGAGGAGAGTCGTTATTTCTCCCCCGCCTTTCGGCAGCTGCATATCACTATGCAGAGCAGACTATCTCATCACTCATTTCTGAGGCTGTGCGCTTCCACCCACTTGGGTGTACTCCCTTTCGGGATAGTCGTTGCACCTTCAAATACTCAATCGCACTCTGTAAAGTGTTGTGGTTGTCTTTAAATAAACCTAATCCTCTATTACAGTTGTGGCATAACAGCCCACGAACCGCTCCAGTTTTATGGCAATGGTCAACAACAAGTTTTAATTTGTGTTTGTTTTTGTCCATAACAAAGCCATCCCCATTACATAACTTACACCTACCCCCCTGCTCCTCAAGCATCCTCTGGTAGTCACCATAAGTTATGCCATAGTTACGAGTTAGATAAGCAGAAACAAGTGCATAATCTGCACATGTTTGAGAACAGTAGTTGTGTGATGGGGCATTGGGTTGGAAAGTTGTACTACATTTTTTACAGGGTTTTGGCTTGAAAAAGCCTTGTGGATACTTAGAAGCATTGGCTGTCATTAAGCACTGCTTTCTATTCCTATTTAAATAGATTGTTGTCACTGCTCTCCTTTGTTGGGGAGTGCGACTGAGTATAAGCTTGGCTCAGGATTGTCTACGAGAGATGTTCCCTGAGTTCACACAGTTTTAATTCCTCCATAAATTAAAGGAATCCGTATATAAAAGTTTTTGCTTGTGGTCTTGAGGTGAGACCTGCGGCTACCATATTGGTCGTATGAATATCCCCATTCAGTAGTGCTTCACCGTAGGCTCCTCCATCATATTTAGCCATGAAGTGTGCAAGACATCGAAGCTCTAAGCCTGAAGCATCTGCGCCCATCAATGTCCATCCTGTAGGCACTACGAATAACTCTCTACATTCATTACCATAAGGTGACCCACCAGAAGGAACCTGAGAAATATTTGGATAAGCGTGGGTAGCCCTACCAGTAACAGCACCATTGGTGTTAACACTCCCATGAATCTTTCCTTTCTTAGATAGTTTCATCCATGCTTGATCTCCCTCAGATAGCTGAGAGATACGTTTCTGGACTGTTAAGTATTCGGTTAGTAACTTACAAGGTGGATACGGAAGCTTACCTAAGATGACCTCATCAACCTGTGGCTTACCACCTTCAGTAAACTCTGTTGGTACCCATGTGTATAAGGTAATTAACCTGTTGGAGATGTGGTCTCTTGAGGAAGGGTTAAACATAATCTCCTTCTCTTTAGGGACAGGCACATCCTTCTTATAACCTAAGGTCTTGTTGTCTCTCTTGGGTATAAAGTCAGGAAGCTTAACTATCCACGAACCAAAGTATTCCCTAAGCTCTGCATCAAGCTCACCCCTGCGTTTAGCTAAGGTTGTATAGAGAACTACTGCGCCCTTCTCATTGAAGCAGAAGCCGTTACGTTCTTGCTTTGCCATGAGCCATGCGATCTGATGTTCCATACTAATTGCATCTTGGGGATTGTCATCTTTGGTCAACTTTTGTAGAAGACTATGGGTAACTTCAATGTCTTGAATACAGTAGTCAAGCATAGCTTGGGTGAATGTCTCCCACCCACCAGCATAGTCACCCTTGTAATTACCTAAGCGGTGACCCCATGCAGCAAGACTATGTGAACCATAGAATTTCTTTGGGAGTATTTCTTCTTTCATTAATTTTAAATCTGTTTCCTTAACGGTAGTCTCTAGGAGTCTAGCTAGGATTAAGGTATCTATTACACCAGCCTCTTTAATATCAACATGAGGATACAGCTTGTTGATTACTGGTATGTCATACTTGATTACATTGTGACCACAGAGGGATGCTCCCATATCCTGAGCTTTTACTAAGAAGTCTAGACCATATTCAATGGTGTTCTCAGCACTGGTAAAGGTATCTACCTTACCTGTGGTTGTGTCTTTAACGACAATACAATGTATCTCTGTGACTTCATTGAGAAGTCCATTGGTTTCTAAATCGAATAGTAGTGTCATGCGTGTTCTCTCCAGCGAGTAACTGTTTTAAGTATTTATGCCAAGGTGTAACGAGCGTATCGTTGCCCTGTAATAGGGTGATACTTGTAGACTGTTATGATATCCATGCCTAATTTGCGTAGCTCAGAGATACACTTGGTCAATGATTGGATTGAGTGGTCAACCATAGCTTCACGCTGAGTAATACTTTTGGTTGTCATTAAATGTTTCTTTAGTATTGAGAGCTGTGTCATTTAGAAATCTCCATTTGGTTCAGCTGTGAATACAGGCTGAATAGTTTCAGTTAATCTTCCAGAATCTTTGTCGTAACGTAGGTAACCTGCTTCCCCTGTATCTCCTGAGAACCTATTCTTTAATACACGAATGGTTGTTAGGTTAGGGTCTTCAGATTGTTGGTCTCTCTCTAGGCCAATCACCATATCTGAGAGCTGTGCGATAGCATGGCTACCACGGAGTTGACTTAAGGAAGTCTTCGCTCCCTCTTCATGACCTTTACCTTCAGGTCTCTTAAGGTGTGACACAACAAATAGTCCTATGCCTGTCTCTTCTACAAGAGTTCGGAGCATAGTCATTGCTTTATCTATAAGCTTCCGCTCATCCCCATCGCCAAGACCAGAAACCACAATACTAAGATGGTCGAGGATAATCCAATTACAAGAGCATCCCCTCGCCATGAATCTGACTCTGGCAATAAGGTTCTCAATGTCACTACTACCCCAGTGGTCATAAAGAAAAAGCCTCCCAGAACCAACAGTAGCGTCAAAGCTGTTACGATATAATTCAACATCTATGTCTTCCTTGTTTAAATGTAATGGTCTATTCATGTGGATACCCATGATTCCTAAGGCAGTACGTTTAGGATTCTCTTCTAGCATCAACATACCTACTGTCTCACCACTGTTTAGAAGGTGGTAGGCAATCTCTCTAACTACTGCTGACTTACCTATACCTGAGCCAGCTGTGATTGTTACAAGCTCACCTCGCCTAGCTCCTAAGGTTTTCTCATTAAGTGCATCCCAAGGATACTTAACTGAATCAACCTTAACTTGTGTAGATACTTCTTCCCATAGGTCAGCACCTGAGATGATTCCATCAGGTCTGTGTTCTCTAGCATTCCATAGAGCAGAGATGATTTCCTGTTCCTGTCCAGCCATGAGTAACTCGTTAGCATCTTTCATTGAGAGTGTTGCTATCTTTGCCTTACCACCTTCAAACAACTCAGCACATTCTCGTGCTGCTTTTTGCCCTACTTCATCCATATCAAACATGAATACCACTTCTTCAAACTGATTGAAGTATTCAAGATTCTTTTGGATTGCTTTCTTAGCACCTTGTGCACCATTAGGTACACTCACTACAGCCCAGCGATTGTTTTGGGCTTGGCTTATGGTTAAACAGTCGATTTCGCCTTCTGAAATTACTATCTTCTTACCTGAGTTCCAAAGCTTGGCTCCGAAGAGTTGTGCCTTTGAGATATCCCCAAGAATCTTGAAGTCCTTATTAGCAAAGCGTATCTTCTGTGCCACTAGCTCTCCGTCTTTTGAGTAGTACGGAGCTATGTGAACAGTCTTACCTTGATACTCACCAACTTGGTATCCAAACTTCCTACAGGTATCTTCTCTAATCTTGCGTTTGATAATGTCTTTATAAGAACCTGTGATTAAACCTAAAGCTGTCTTCTTGCTGACCACTGCTTCTGAGGTATCCCCTGCTTCTTGCACAGTGACACCGCACGAGAAACAATGGCTGTGACCATCTGTATAAATGCCATTGGCATCACTTGAACCACATCCCTCACAGGGTATATGTCTGATAAAGTTGCTTGATTGTTCTTCCATATATCCTCTAAAAAAGAAGGGAGAGCCGAAGCCCTCCCAGTTATAAGTGTGTCGTATTCTAATTGTGCAACTTGTGGCTATATTTGCCTTTAGACAACATTTTCTTTCAACCAATCCTTTACTTCAAAACTTGGACAAGCCTTAGCTACATTAGGAAAGTCCTTATGTCCCTGAATGACTGCATCTGGATACATACTCTTAAGCTCTATTAGTAATTCCTTTAGAGTCTTAAACTGTGCTTCAGTAAAGTTGTTCTCAGCTAAAGATACATCATCAGCATTGACACCACCAACCATACAAATTGCTACTGAGTTAGTGTTGTGTCCACTAATGTGTGCGCCAATCACATCTTTCTCTCGACCTCTTTCAATCACACCTTCCCTGCGAATTACATAATGGTAGCCAATACAGGCAAAGCCTCGCTTACGGTGCCACTCATTAATTTCTACTGCGCCTATATCCATCTTGTCTGTAGTCGCTGCACAGTGAACTGCAATAAAGTCGGTAGCTGGTCGCTTCTTGGTGTTAGAGACGTAGGGTGTTCCTACTACTGTTACTCCTGTCATTTCTTTTGTTCCTTTATCCAAGAATCTGGAATGCTCTTGTCGGCATATATAAAACCATGTTTGTTACACCACATCCCATAAGTAGTTGGACTAAGTTTAGAGATACGTTGTTTAGAATTCCAAAAGACAAACCTTAGGTCTATCTCTGGGTGTTGTGCTTTAACTAGAAGATGCTTCTGTCGATCTGCGGTAAGAAATCTACCTTTGGACTCGACCACGATGCCATTCGGTAGCTCCCAATCTGGGTGATACTTATGGTCTTTAGATGGTCTTGTGTAAGTAATGACCATGCCCTCATAAACAAAACTCACCCCCTGAGAGGTGAGTTTTTCTGCTATTTCAACTTCTAGTCCTGAGCGATAACCCTTTGCGAGGGCTATCCTACTTAAGCTACTAGAAGTCTTCTTCATCTGAGGTTCCGCTATCACTATTAAATGGTGTGTCTTCTACGTCTTGCTCAAAGCCTTCTTCTTGTTTGAAGCCCATAGCTGATGCACTGGCACCACCTGAGAATTCAATAAGATTAAGAACTTGTACAGCTTTCAAACGTAGGGATACACCAGCACCAATCATTGAGGTGTAGAAACCAAAGCACTCATAGTTGACTTTGATAGTGCTACCACCGCCAACATTTACATTCTTAAGTGGTGTTAGTTTTGAATCAAAGATTGCTGGTTTCTGTTCAAAGCTATCTCCATTCTTCATGTTTACCTTAGCTTTCATCTTGAAGGTAACCTCTACCTCACCAGTTTCTTCATTGGTTTTATAAGGAGGGTCTGCCTCACGAATCTTCTTACCTACATTTTCTTTCTTAGCTCGTGCAATTGAAGCTTCGAGACGTTCATCCAAGAACTTGATAATAGGAGCAGCTTCGTCTGCACCCAGTACGATAGTGACTTTGAAGTCACCATCTGGATTGAACTTTGTGTCTGGGGTGTTTAACCAAGGGTACTTTGCGATACCCTTAGGTGTTGTGAAGTTTGGTGTTTTCTCTGTTGCCATTTGCATGTTTCCTTTTAATGTGTGAAGTAGCGTGATTCAAGTAGTTGAACGTCATAGCCAGCTTCTAATAATTCATGATACATAGTAAGAGGGATATGATTCCCACGTTGCCAAATGCTGACAGCCTGACCTAAGGCACTGCGATACTCTTCAATTGCTTCCATTTCATCTTCCTTTTCAATAAGTTTATCAACCCAATCTGACTGTTCCATTTGGTTCCTTTCAAAGTTTATGGCTCTGCTTCTAATTGTGCAACCTGTGGCAAAGTTTGCCTTTAGGCAACATTTAGCTAAAGCAATAACGACTATCAATGATATTAGCTATATCTAAAGTTCCTCTTGCTGGAAGTTCTGGCACTGTTGCCTTCTTAGCTGGTGACATATAGCTAGTGATCTCTGTTCTAAAGTTTTCAAAGACATCTTGGTCATACATCTCCATGAAAGTTTCTCTGACGATTCTATAGAGTTCCTGTGCATCTCCAGCGGTAGTACCAAAGCTATCATGAATCATTGCAAAGTTTGTTATGCCTTCTTGACTCGCTCTCACCACAGTCAGACCCATGTGTGCTGCATCACAGGAATGGATATAGTTTGGAGCTATGCTTGAACCCATGCGTCTACGATCTAACTTATCCTTCTCTTTATACATCGTTAGATACACCAACTTACCGCTGATAGAAGTCTTAACTCTGCGTAGCTGTAGATCAGGATAACTCTGCATCACAGGAAAACCAATTGGTGTAGTCCAGCGAACTGGGAGTTCTTCTGAAGCTGCTATAGAAGCTGCGGACTGCAACCATTTCATTGCTTCCCCTGCTTTAACGAGGACACCATTCACTGAGACCCAGATTGCTTTGGCTAGGTAGCAAGCACCTTGGTAGCCATCACCATTGAAGTCAAAGGGAACACCAGTTCTCTCAGCCACTTGAAAAGCTGGTCGAATGATATCTTCCATCGTCTGATTTTTAAACCCATACTCTTTAGAGGAGTATGCCATCGTCATTACTGGCCTCTTGCAGGTCTTGCGAGTGATACCAAAGGACAACCACTGCTTTGCTAAGGTCATCGTGCCATCCTTAACGTAGGCTGTGCCATCATCATAGTGCTTGATCTCATCAGGTGTGCCTGTAAGAACATCTCGGTTGACCTGCTCCAGCACTTTCTTAGCTACTAGACCATAGACATCCTGAGGTTTATCTGTAGGTATCAAATTAACAGCCATGCCACCCTTCTCATCTCGTAGCTGCATTGAAAAGTGTTGAATACCTGAGCATGAACCATCGAAGGCAACAGGAATCTTTGATACGAAGCTGTCCCCATGTTCAACATACCCAGCCCATTCAAAGCAAAAGGATAAAAATTGCCACGGTTTATCAATCTCAACATCCCCTATAGTGCCTTGCCACCCCTTGTTAGAGTATGGGTCTGCTGCTATAGCCAGAATCTCTTCTTCATGGTCTAGCACCCACTCTACACGCTGTTCAAGGGTAACCTTATCATAGCCAGCCACGTTAGCTCCTTGGAATGCCAACCACTTCCAGCCTTCCGCACCTAATTGTTTACCAGTAGCAAACCTTAGGAGTGATTTATGAAAGTCAGCACCCTGTGGATTAAGCTGTGGTACTGCATAGATACGACCACGGAAGTCTAGCTGATACGGAAAGTAAATCTTGCGATATCTCTCGTATCTCTTAGCGATACCCAATGCCATGCTGAAGCTAACACGCTGTCCAGCAATGGATAGGTTCTGTGTGTGCATCTTTGCTGCTTGGATTCTCCATTCCCTCTTAGCTTCTTCATTAGTAGCTATATCGAAAGGCTTAGGTGGTAACTCATGCCCTCCTCTAGGAGGTAAACCAGCAACTTCAGCTCCTGTGTCCCAGACTGTCTGCATCACTTCTAAGACTTGGGAATTGATCTGCCAAGCTGTGTGTTGTAGTTTGTTGACAGCTGTATAAACAATAGGCATATCTGTATTGTTAAGCTCTTCTATATAGTTTCTATTCTCTGTCTTCACTAACTGTAGAGGCTTAATGTTTGAGCTAATGTATCCACCGTCATGTGGTGTAGTCCAATCCCTTGGTTGTACGACCATAGGCTCAAATACTGGGCGTAGTGTAGCCATGACATCGTTCTTCTTTTCTATCCATGCCAGTGTCTCAGGAAGAGCCTTAACGTACTTTATACTCTGGTTCTTATCTACTTTCTGATGAGTGATCTCAACGATACCTATGGTCTCGACACAAACATCTAAGAGTTTGATACCAACATGAAGTCTATCTGTTCTTGTCCATGCATCCCAAGTGGTGAACCTATCTGCCTGTCTTAAAGCATAGACATGTTTGTAATGGTAGCTACTACGTTTCTTAGCTCCTATCATAATTCTTTCATATCTAGCTCTCTCATCCTTACGGATACCAGCTAGGCGTAACTCATCCTCGACAGCTGTACCTATAGCGACACCTACGAACTGTAAGGTTCTTACACTAGAGATACCTGCAAGTAGATTCTTAAGAGTAATGAAAGCTAGGACATTACTAGGTACATCTTTAATAAGAGGATAACAAGCATACCTACGACCTGCATTGCCTATCGACATATCTAGCTTCCAAGCATCTATAGCTTTAGCAACTAAGGCAACCCTATGGCTAACGATAGTCTGACCATAACTTGTACTGTCTTCTGCTCCTCTATTGACTGAGCTGATGCTGTTCTTAATGTACTTCTCAGCACCTCTTGAAGTCATCTCTTCTTCAAGTCTTACCTGAGTTGACATTAAGTCTTCATCTTCTATCTCTATGGTCATAATTTTATAATTCCTATTTAGTGGTAATTATTAGTTCAAATCTTAAGATACATAAGGATTCTTTAAGTCTTCTTTATGTATTCCTAAGGACAGTCTTAGTTCTATTTTCTACAGATATCGGATGTCGGACTTAAGGCAAGTGTCTGACACCAAAATGTGGCACATCTGTCAGAAGCTTTACTTTCGGCTCTGCTTCTAATTGTGCAACCTGTGCCTTTGGTCAACTAATTATCTATAAAAAACAGGAAGTTATCGCTAAGTCCCTGTTGTTTATAGACAAGAGATTAATCTATGTCTTTTACTGCTTAAGAATTTTGGTGCCCAGAGCCGGAATCGAACCGGCACGTCCTTACGAACGAGAGATTTTAAGTCTGTAAATACACTCTAAGTCTTTGTTTCTTAAGTATTAACTACTGCATTATGCCACTTTTAATGCCACTTATACCACATATACCACATTTGTGGCACATTAATTATGCCAGTTTAAGCCTTGGTTTGAAGCTTTCTCTGTAGGCATCTAACGCTAATTTACCTTCTAATAATTTATTCGGAGCCAAGTGCATGTAACGTGCTGTAGTCAATGGAGAGGCATGACCCATCCATTTCTGAATGAACTCCGCAGTCTTGTCCTGCATTGCCATTCGACTTGCACAGGTGTGTCTAAGGCTGTGAACAACAAACTGTGAATCTTCTTGTAGACCTAAGGTTTCTCTAAGTAATGCCCAGTTTGACCTTAGTGTAGCTACTGTCAAATCATCAAATAACCTAGTGTTATCCCAGCGTTCTTCTATGATTGCCTCTACTCTATTTGTCGCTGGTACTGCTCGAGCTTTAGATGTCTTAGTTTCATCTGGGTGAAGCCCCAACATTCCATTTCTAAACTCCTTTACTTGGAAGTCTAGTAACTCCATTCTTCTGAAGCCTGTATCAACTGCAACAATAATAAAATCTCTTAGGCTGTATAGCCCAAGTTTTTCACAGGTAGCTAATACCTTAAGCTCTTCCTCTGCATCCATCCAGCGGATTCTATGCGTACCTGCTGATCTCCGTTTCATATAAGGTATGGAATCAATCCAGCCCTCAGCTGCGGAAGTCTTAAGCATCATAGATAGAGCTGATATTTTCGCATTGACAGTACCTCCAGCATTACCATCATCTTCAAATTCCTCTACCATCTCACGAATAAGTATAGAGGTGATCGACTGAACAGGAATAGAGCCACCGAAGAACTTCAAGACTGAGCCAGCGGTCTTCACATGTGCTGTAGATTTATTCTGAGACCATGTGTCTTTCACTGTGATGTCATAGGCATCTTTTAAAGTGTTACCTATAGGTTTGCCTACGGTAGTAGCTTTGCATCGCTCCTGAGTCGATTGTGAAGACTTAACGACACCCTTGCGTATTGCCATCTCTAAGTTAAAGCTTTTCTCTGCTTCATCTCTGGATTTAAAGCTCTTCCTGAAGCGATTCTCTCCGCTACCAATACAAACTTCAAAACTATTACCGCGGTCATAAATAGGCATGATCTATATCCTTTCTTTAAGTCTCTTAAGAAAAGCTTTTCCAGCAAAGGTAAGCGTAATGATCTTACGCCTACGCTCTGTAGGGTCTTCAACTGAGCTGATTAACTTATGGCCTTCCTCATGATACCTATTGATGCTACCTAAGGCACCGATGTGTCGACTACAAGTGGAGATACCAATACCTAGCTTTTCGCTGAGATCAGTCATGGTCACCCCTGCATCACCAGATTCACTAATCGTGAGAAAAGCCGTAATCTGGCCGATTGGCATCTCTGCATCCAGTGTCCTAAACATTTCAAGGACACCCAATATTACTTTTACTTCCATAAGTTTTCTCCTAACCAACGATTTTAAATATTAGGGTTTTCAAAACACCACAAAATATGGAGTTTCCACAGCCAAATATGATTTTCCTTTAGGCTAAAATAATAGTCAAGCAATAATCCTCTACTGTCAACTATTTCAAGCCAGAATCCTCTACTACATATATTAAAGTACATAATACTCCTGTTATCTAGGTTATTCGCCAACTACAAGTGTTCAAAATGAACATTTATGTCAACTATAATGTTTTTATTATTAACTATTTTTGAAAAGCTCGTGAGATTGAGCATAAACGCATTACCATCCTTTGTCAATTGGTAATCTTTATCAATTGTAAAGCATTTACCAGTGATGAATAATGTTAATGATAAGAACGATATCAGCGAGTGCTGCTAAGATTAACAACCCTGCATCTTTATTCCAAAACTTTGATTTCTGCATCCTTAATGCTTTTCATAATGTGCTGCAAAATTACAGCCAAAAATACCCTGAGAGAGTGTGCCCTCAAGATACTTTTAGATTAATTTAGAGTAAGGTCAGCCACGTATATACGACTATTTGATAGGTGGGTTGTTGAAGCGGTTCATGCGCTCAAAGTATTCTTGTCTAGTCATGGTTGTATCTCCCCAATGGTTACCTTAACTATCCTAAAGTCAATCAATAGGACAGGGTAGATAGACACATGGCTAAGTAGTTCTCTCTTGGCTTCCTCATAGCTTTCATAGGTGGATTGAGAGGCAAAGCACCAAGCCTCCTCCTCCTCTAAGTATTCCTGTATAGCGAATTCCTGTGGTGTAATCATGGGTGTAGCTCCAAGTGATATAAACTTTCGTCATAGTTATAGATTGGGAAATGATAGAGCTCAGGCACTAAGTAGCCATCTTCGGTGTCCAATAGCTCTTCGCATTGGTCAAGGATTTGGTCTTCAGTTCCATAGAGGGAAACAGTCCTTGACTCTTCTATGACTGCTTTATCTACCCCATCTATTCTGTCTTCATAAAAATTAAAAGAACCTAGTAATACTGTCCATTGTTTCATTTTGATAACTCCTAAATTAAATTAAAGTCAGCCACGCACAAACGACTATTTTTTAGGTGGTACTCACGCATCTTCTGCGAGTGCCAACGAGTTGCCAGCGCATACCTCCGTTGTGCTAGTAGGCTAGTGAATTCTTGAGGTAGGTGTAGTTGTTGACTACGTGCCCACTCTAAGAGAGCGTTGTGTTTACGTGCCATAGGCTCTGTCCTCCTCATCTTTAAAGATAGGTGCGACCAAGAAGCCCAGCTGTTCTAAGCCTTGCCAAACCTCTTTAGGTAGCTCAAACACTCCGTCATAGTCTGCGAGGGTCAACAGCTCTCCATCATGCTCAAACCAAAGACCACCCCCACACTCATCACCATAGACCTCATGTTCAAAGAAGCCATAGAGCTTTAGTGCATCAACCTGTATGTCAAACTTGCCGACCTGTATCTGTTTATTGAAGTTGTAGCTCATGATAGTTAATCTCCATCTAAGTTAAGCCAAGGGCTGTGGCTAGTCCTTAAGAATGCCCACGGCTAACCTCTGAGATTTTCAAAGGACAACCATTGGTATTCTTAAGGTTTAATAAGGTTGATATACAATGAACTTACCTTGCGCTACTCCTAAAACTGAGGTGTTATCATTTAAATGTGTCATAACTAATTCAAACTCAGCATCCCCATCGCCCTCAGCCTCGCTCAGGTCAATGTTATAGTTACTTGCAATGTCCGTGTAGTGTTCCTCTGAGTAGTCGCAGCATATCGCTATTACGTCCAGCTCTACTTCTTCTCCAATGTCGTCTCCCAGCTCCTCTAAGTAATTGAATATGATTTCTTGTGCCTCATAGCTAAACTGCTCAGCACGTCCGTGTGATTCAAACTCTCTGCGAAAGTCGTGTAAGTCTACTGATTGTTTCATTTTGTTTAATCTCCAGTTGGTTAATATTGCTTTTAGTCAAGTAATAGGTAAATAAAGGTCATCAATCCGATGAATGTGCTAATGAATGCAATGGATTCTATAATCATCAAAGTTAAACTAGGTGTAGATTCTTCTACTTGTAACTTTGAGTTTTTATAGTCAATCATGGTTAATCTAGTGTGTGCCAAAGTTGTTTCTCCTAAGTTATTTATTTAAGATATATATTTGAACTACCACTGAAATTAAGAACACTGCCAATGCCGTGTAACCAATAATTAGAAACAGTTGATTTTCGCTATACATTGTTACTTACTCCTTAGGTTGTCCACTTGTTATCAAGCAGAGAATCAATATTAATCTTATGTTTGCCACACGTCAACCATTTACTTAAGAATAATGTAATCAATTGGCATATTTAACCAATTTAAGAGAATAGGCAGAATATAGCTAAAATATGAGGAGCTACGGCTGATTTAAAATGCTAGGTCAATGCAAGGATATCAGAAACATATTAAAGTCGCTCTAAGGTACATTAAAATGCGTTACAGGTGTATTTACAGCATATATTGGTCATTTGAAGGGTAAAAAAAGGACTGATATAGCTGTTTTTAGCTCCGACCTCTCGATTAGAGGTGCTGAACAGGTAAACATTTGGAAGTCTTCAAGATGTCTTCTTGTGTTCTTGACGAATGCTAAAGAAGTCTAAAGGTTGTCTAAAGAAAAAAACGGACTGATAATCTTAAATAGATAGTAGATGAGAACCATTATCATTTAGATTACCAAGTAAAAAAAAGGGATAACACCTAAAGAAGCTAAGTGTTACCCCTAAGTTTAGTGCTGTATTACTGTGCAACATATATTATATCTATTGTTAACCAAATGAAATCAATAGGTTACATGGTATATGTGGCATATTATGTGGCACTACCCCCCACCCCCCTTGATTTCTTAAGGGTGCAGAGGATGGCATGGGGGAATTCTCCAGCCTTCGCCTTACGATTACCTTCACATATTTTTTTATTAAATTATTTTGACTTACTTCTTTGGGACTCCCTAGCTTTCTCATCAAGAATGACCCTACCATTTGGTAGCATGAGTTGATAAGCTTCTTCCCCTTTCTTCAGACCAGCTTTGTTCCACCTTGGGGCTTCATTGCGTTGACTTGGGGTGACAAACTTACTCTCATTAGAGAAGCTCTCATGGAGAGGAGTCTTATACTTGTCATTATAGTGAATCTTGTGGTCGTTCTGGTTTACAGAAGTGGACATAGTAGGGTCTTTCCAGAAGCCTCTCATGTCATAGTCAGCTGTCTGTGGTACTTTATTAGCGTGTGCCCATTGTTGGTACTTAGCTTCATCACTGGTCTTAAGAACAGTAAGCTTATCCTTCCATGAAGGGTCTGCCCATTGCATATTTCTATCTAAGACTGTAGGTGGAGCTATGGATACCTGAGGTGTCTGCGGACTTCCACTAGCAATACCTAAAGAAGTAGCTAGGGGTATCTCTGGTAAGTCTGAGGATACTGCTGGTGACACCTGTTGTTCACCTGTAGGTGTCATGCACATAATATCTCTCACTATACTTATTAATTAATTATTAGTTAAAGGTCGTATCACTAAGAGGAGCTAAAGTTACTAGTGGCTACCTAAGGAATACTATAGTTAAGTCTTAAGATTTATCTCTTGACTTACCTATTATATATATCATAAAGGAAAATCTACAGTTACCCCCCTACCCCCCATAGATAATCCTATGGTTCTTAGAGATCAGTGTTCTGAACTCATATGGTAGAGTTGTAGTTGTAGATATTCCCATGATTGTTGACTATCACATACATCATGGAAGGATTCACAGCTAGGTCTTATCGACCAACCCAAGGTGTAACCCTTAGATTCCCCCAGTTGAGATATATTAACTACCTCTTCCTATTGAGCAACCTGTGAATACTACTTCATTTATCTATTAGTACCTTCATTCTTACCTAACCATGAGGCTTGCTTAGGTTTAGTACCTAAGATACCACCCATGAATTTCTTTAGTTCTATATCCATAGCTTTACTGTTGAGTTCTTTAGTAGCTTTATTATTATCTCTACCCATTGTCTCTACCCAGTAGTGAACAGCCATTGCTAGAGCATCAAGTCTATCGTCATGGACAATAGCTCCTCTATCTCTGGTTAGTCTAGTCATCTGGTAGAACAAGGAATACTTAATATCAGGAGCAGTATCAAAGTCTTTCTGTATTACCTTCTGATCGACTATAAGTCTATGACCAGACATCACAGGTTCTAAGGTATCAATGATACGAGCTTCCTTCTGTGTACTATGTTTTACTTCTTCTACAGTACAAGGATATATCCTAGCTAATATTGGTTTAAGTAGCTGAGTAAACATACCATCACCAAAGTTAGCTTCAATAATAATATACTTAACTTGGTTTCTCTTAGCTGCATAGGCTAGGGCTTCTAGTGTTTCTATCTCGTAGCCACCTGTGAGTCCACCTGCTTCAGTTAAATAGAGATTACCTGCTAATGCCTTAACTACTGCATAGCCTGTTTCATCTTTACCACGACCTGAAGGGTCAACTGAGAGTACAGAGCCTGTGTATTCAAACATCTCTTCTGAATGCCACATAGGTCTATAGAATCTATCGCCTGTTAAAGCTACATTAGGTAGATCATTAATACATAGCTCAGGAGCAGCTGCCCAAGCTACCTTGGCATGAGCCATAGTAGGGTTGAGGTTCTGTATAACTAGGTCTGCTACCTTCAATGGGTATCTGTCGGCATCACTTTGTGCAGTATCAAGCATGAACTGTAGAGCAAACCCAGCTTTACCATAGGATACCCTACGTTCCATCAAGTCTTCAGCATCAAACCTCTTAGGGTCTGTAGGTTCGCCTGATATCTCTGGTGTATCCTCAAGACCTTTAGTAATCATAGGTGCTAACTTGCCCATATACTTGATAACTTGTGCTATCTCAGGGTACAGAGCAGTCCATATACGAACTTCATAGCCACGTTCAGGTAGTTGGTTATATAGAGACATCTCCGTCTGAGGTGTTCCAAGGTAAATGATACGTGCAGTAGGTAGCGGTTTAATAATACTATCGAATTCCTTAACGGATTCTGATAACTTATCTCTCATCATCTGTGTCAATGAGTTGTTTGGTACCTCACAGTCATCTGCAATCAATAGATCAGCACGAGAACCTGTAATCTGTCCTGTGATACCTACAGACTTCACTGAGGGTGAATGGTCTGGGTCTGAAGCACCTACATCAAAGGCTAACATAGAGTCTCTTTGACCATCTCTAGGCTTTAAATGTTGTAAGATAGGTACTTCATTAATGAGTTTCTTTACGAAACTAGAGAAAGCATCAGCTCTTTCTTTGGATGCAGATACAACTAATACTTTCTTTTGTGGGTTGTTTAATAGTGTCCAGCATACAAATGCAGAAGTTAACCATGATTTACCTACACCACGGAAAGCCTCAATGACACAGCGTTTAGCTCCATGCTGAAGGTAGTAAGCAATGTCATACTGTACTGGAGTAGGGTCAGGTAGGTTTAAGTGTTTCCACACTACATACACGAAGACCCTGAAGTCTGTTAAGACTGTCTGGTTCTTATCCATATAATCCTTAGAGGGTGTCTAGGAGCCTCATAGACGAAAAAAAGATGACACCTATGCAATCACATAGGGTCATCTCTTATAATGCGTTAAAGCTCGATTGTGTGCGTTGTGTTACTTAGCATTCCTAAGATTCACTATGTTTGTGTCCTCAAACACTGGTAGATCGGATAGGTCATGCAGTGCAGACCCAGCGACTCCTATAGCTTCTATCTTGTTATCCTTCAGAAACTGTCTAGCCACGTTAAGGATAGCAGCTGGTGGGGGTATTTTCTCCCCTGTGTCAGGATTAGTATATTCTTGTTGTAATGATTCTTTTAATAGTCGTGCCAATGCTCCATGTAGGGAGCCAAGTTCTTTCTCATCAGCCTTATTAACTGTCATGATAACCACCTTTGTACTGTCTTAGTTTCCATAATTCGTATGATTGTCCATACTAGAGAAGCTAGGGCAGCAATAGCTGGAAGCCAACCTGCAAGTGTAGCCATTACACCTCCTATGGATAATGTATCAATTATGTGTTTTATGTTTTCGTGTTCCATGCTTACCCTTTAGGCTTAAAAAACCGCAATTAAGCGGCTGTCCATTTTCTTATCATAATAAACGTGGCGAGCATGACCTTAGCAAACCCAGTGTGCTGTTTCCAGCCGATGTTAATTCTCAGGTAGAAGTTAGTCGTGAAGAACCATTGCGCCCTAAAGTTGAACGCTGATCCCCAATCTGTAAATTCCCAATTAGAAACACCGCTATCCCATTTACCTACTGAACCTGTAACTACTTTATCTTGCGTAGGTTTAACCCCCAATACATGATAAGCAAAGCCATAGGCAGGGTTACGACACATCCAAAAGTAACGAGCTAGGTAGCGATGAGTAGCCTTAGTAAAATCCCATGTAAGCCAGTTACATGACTTCCAGTAAGTTGATCTATACCACTCGTCTACTGGTGCATCATGCGTTTGGAAATAACGTACTTGTGGGATAAGCCACTCACGCCCATCAATCTTAGTGATGAATAAAGGCAGGGCTAATATTGGCGCAAGAACCCAAGTAGCCAACGTAGCAAGCCATGAGAAAGGCCATGAGATTAACCATTGTAAATACATCATGCTACTGACTCTGGCTGAGGCTCTGGCTGAGGTTCAACTGTAGGTTCAACAGACTTCGGAAACTCCAGCTTCACCGCAGTAATAGAGTCTTCCCAAGTTGTCGTACCGTCTAACGTATCGTGGTACTGCATATCTAACTGCGATTGGATGGTTGGATATGCTAAGGCTCGTAGCTCTTGATAGGTAGGCTCAGGAAGTACAGGAATTGCAGCTAAACGGATTGCTTCGGCTTCTTCATCAGTAATCTCTAGTGAACCCTCGGGTAAAAGGTAGATGAATTGAGCGTCATCTAGGTGGTGAAGGTTGTTTTGTGTATCTTTAAAGTATGGCATAGGGTTTCCTTAACGTAGTTCTGACCACTGAAAAAAAGAACCTGAAGTAGTTAATAAATAGCTTTGCCCATTAGGAACTATGGTATTTCTATTATCATGACTTGCAACCGCCCCTGCATAGACAGACCCAAGAGATACGCCATTAATAGTAATAATAAAATTACTATGAGTTCCCGGGTTAGTTGCAATTACATCAAGCTGAATTGGTTTTCCAGTAGTGTTATAATATGTCGTACCGCTTACCCTACTACCAGTAACATCCTGCCAAGTCTGCCCAACACCTAAAGCCAAAGCCCCTGCGGTTGCAGGAGTCACGAACTTATTAGTAATAGTGCCAGCTTGAATCTCAGCAGTTGTAGCCGCAGGAATACCAGCAGTTATCCCAGTTGCCCCTATGGTGACAACCTCAACGCCATCTTGGAGGATTCCGCTGACACCTGTGCGTGGTGAAAATGTTATGGTCATAGGTTATCCCTCCCACATTACGTTAACAGAACCAGCATCGAATACATCTGTGCCATTGGCTGTGGTAAGGCGTAGGCGGTCTAGTGTGCCTGATAGAGCTACAGAACCACCACCTGTTAACCCTATTAAATCCCCAGTTACGGTAGCTCCTGTAAAAGTTGCTATCCATGTGTTATTAGACTGTAGATTAAGAACCATTGAGCCACTACGACTCATGGGAGCGCCACCGCCTACTATTGTAAAACCTGCTGTAGATAATATTGAGTTATAAGACCCTACACCATAATAGCCTCCTGCGTATGAGTAGCCAGTCGACACAATAGAGCCATTTCCTAGTTTAACCATAAGAAAAGAAGTACCATTCGTACTAACACCACTAAGCATCACAGTAATCCTCTTAGCCCAACTAGGAATACCAGTAAAGTCAAATGAAGTGCCTGATGTTGTTGCTTGTGCTGTACCCATTGTTAACTGCTTGGTAGTGTTAATAAGGCCATCAGCCCCCACAGTCAATACATCTTGAGTAGTAGCCCCAACATTACCCCTTGACAACTTTGCAGTGCCATCTAGTGCAGTTTGGAGTACAAAGTTATTGGTGGCTGTGGCTGAGTCGCCAAGTTGAATCTGTGATACTTTTAGTTGTCCAGCCATTATGGTAGGTACTCCTTAATTGTTATGCGAGAAGCCATTACGCCGCCAAGTATCTGACTGCCACTTGTGCCATTAAATGTAAGCGTTCCTGGCCCACCTGCCCCAACTCTTACCTTAAAAGTAGTTGATAATGTTGTACCTGATGCCATAAAATGAGTAAAATTTACTGAGGCTGACCCATTAACTACACTATTAAGCTGCACCATTGCTGCTATTGCATTAGTACCTGAGTCTTGAAATAAAGCTGTGGCTATCCCTGATAAGTCTGAATGAGCTGCTTGTGTACTAACTGTAATCTCTAGCGTACTAGAAGCGTTTGTTGGTGTAATAGATAAACTCAGAAATTGAGTCCCCTCAGTAATCTGAGGGACGGTATTATCAAAAGGAATTACTGTTGTACCAGTAGCCACCGCCCCAGTCTGAAAAGTAACTATCTGAGCGCATACATGCTGACCTGTAGTTTTCGCTGGTGTAATCGTGCCGTCTTGAACAAGGCTTACGCCTGTCGTTCCATTTATAATTACAGCCATTAAGTTGTACTCCATGTTGAACCATCAGGTATCGTTACTAAGACTCCATCAGCAACTGTTACTGTGCCAAATGAACCTGCGTTTTGACCTGTGGGGATTGTGTAGTTTGAGGTTACGGTCTGACCGTTTAGATAGAAGACTGCATCAGTGCCTCCACCTGTAGCACCGCCACCAACTGCACCCCAGCCTGTGACACCATAGCCTTCAAATTGAGTGAGTGTGGAGTTATAACGGAGATAGCCCAAAGGCGTTCCTGCATCTCGTTGCGCTGTTGTGCCTACTGGTAATACTGCTGAACCTGTTGCGGTTGTTTTAGTTACACTAGAACCTACTGCCGCTAGACTATTAATAGCACTTTGAGCTGAAGCTGAGGCTGATAAAGCTGAGTTAGTTGCTTGAGTTGTTGCTAGGGCTACCTGTGCTTGACCATTAGTAGTCGCTAAGTTAGCCTGTGTTGTCGCTAGAGCTACTTGAGCTTGACCATTGGTTGTCGCAAGATTAGCTTGTGTTGTAGCTAGAGCCACTTGGACTTGACCATTGGTTGTCGCTAGGTTAGCTTGTATGATTGCAAGGGCTACCTGAGAACTACCATTGTTCTCTGCCCAGTCTTTAGTGACAGCATCCTGTTGATTAACAGGGTCTCCTACGTTAGATATTCTCTTACCACTGGCTGTTAACGTAAAGTCGGTATCTGTAAAGATACTTTCCTTAACAATGTCATCAGTCTCTTGGGCAATATATAGGTTGTATGTAACTGAAAGATCGAGGTCTTTCTCAAGGAGCACTGAGCCATCTTGGAAGTCAACAATAGGTGTATCTTTAGGTGTGAACCTACGAATCTGAATGAGACCTGTAGGAGCACTCGTAAAGGTGATGGTGCTGTTATTAAGGAATGTATAAGCTGTTGTAATAACACCTTCGACACTTACTGTAATGTGGGTAGTATTAAGATAAGGGAAGCTAAATGTATAATTAAGCGTACTTCCATTACCTGTGTAGTTAACGTAACTATATGCCACTGTGTTTCTCCAAAAGAAAAGCCCCTAGTGTTACCTAAGGGCTTTGTGGGTTAGTTATGGTTTGGTCTAGGGTTATCTCTAAGTCCGAATTCACCCTGAGTTTTATTTATTATATGATCTTGGTAAGCTTTAACTAGCACCGCCTCCTGTGCCAACAGTTCGGAGAAGGCTGCTTCCTGTAGAGTGTGAAGCATCTTTTGTACCTCAGTAACCCTGACACCTTTGTAGAGGTTAGTACCATCAGGAATATCAGCTCTCAATATCGGCTCTAGTTTTACTGCTGGATTAGTAGCTTTATAAAGTTCTTGCCACTTATCATATAGAGTCATCTTCCCATCTTGAGTCTCTATAGTCCTAAGGTCTAATGAACCAAGCTTAGGATGTTTTATAGGAGGAATAAAGGAGGCACCTGTTTCTTTAGATAATCTATCAAGCTCCGCAACGACATATAGTTCTGTAGGAGTCCTTCCTTTATCTAGCTCCTCTTGAGAGGTAGTAGAGAAGACATTCCACATCACACCTATATCGGTCATAGTCCTTGCGTTGCCTAATACATCATAAGCCTTGGTAGACTTAAGTCCCTTCATGTGGTGTCCTGTTGCATCCAAACGTGCCTCTACAAGACTAAATGGGTCTAGCTTGGCTGAGACTACCTGCTTAAAGGTGACAGGGTCAATCATCTCAGGGTTCATAGTCTTAGCAACCTTAACTGCTTGCCTAGGAACTAAGAGGGAGAGTTTGTCCCCAAGCATTCTTAGGGATGTTGAGGCTGACCCATCTGGGTCTATAGCTGCACCAGCAATATCGAAGGCACCACTAACACCTGCTACGAGGTTTGCACTCTTAAGAGCCATTGCAATAGAGACAAGCCCTATAGACATGAATTGTCCTATCTCTTCAAAGGCACTCTCAGGAATATCTTCTCCCTGTGCTTGTCTTATATAAAGAGTATCTAGGCGTTCCATTGCATTCAAGGTAATCTTAAAAGGTGTTGATATTGGCTCCATGTAGCGGTATGACCAATAGCTTCCATCTTCATTTTTAATAGAATACTTAGGTGCTTTATTTGTATCGTCACCAGCATTTCCTTGCTTATAGTTATCATAAGCCCCATCACCAGTAACTCTGCCTTGACTCATTAAGTTAGCTAGTTGCCCAAAGACCATCATTGAGATAGTTGCTTCAGACTTAGCCCTTAACATTCTTGCAGTACCATTCTTTCCAGATAGATCAGCTACAAAGTTAGGAGCTAGGAGGTTCAATGCTGGTGTTAACCTAATACCTTCTTCAAATACACGTATAGGTGTTCTAAAGAATAGTTGTCCACACAAGAATCTCCAAGCTGGAATACCGTTTGTAAATTCTTCATACTTCTTAGCCATAAAGGAGGTGGTTCCTTCCCCAGAAAACCTACGTTTATATAGCGTATCCTGAGCAATACCTATTGCCTCTTTATCAGTGCCATGTCTAAGAGCATCTGTGCCTCTAGTGACTTCTTTATTTACATAGGTAGTGAGCTCTTCTCCCTTGAGACCAAGGTTCTTACCCTTGTTAATGATGGGTTGTATCAAGGCTTCTGATGACTCTGGAAGGAAGGCGTTATCAACTGCATTAGCCACCTCTTCTTTAATAAACTTATCTAAAGCTTTACCTTTAAGTCCTCTATCAGTTCCATCTAAAGCGGCTCGTGCCCCTGCTCTACCTGCGACATACCCTGTGTAGTTAACTTGGGTTAAGAACTCATCTGTCATGTTGAGAACTCTAGGGAAGAAGCGTATCCAACCACCTTTTTTACCTTTAATTGCCATTTCACTTTCTAGTAATCTCATACCATCTCTTGTAAGAATGGATTGTTCATACCTATAGGCAGCACTGGCAGCAGCCCAAGCACTTCTACCTGTTCCATTCACTGTGGAGAGCATGGCTGAGTAAGTTGCCATAATCTCTACCCTAGTTGCCCTCTGTAGTGGGTCAGCATTAATCCCTCTTGTGAAAGGAAGAACTAATGTCTTAGCTAGAGATGGGATAATATTTATAATAACTGTGGTGGTAGAGAACACCATAGAAATAGCCCATTCATTTAGTTTTCTCCAGAACCCAGCACCATCAGCAACTACCTCACCTGCAAGAATCTGTGTGTGAGTAAACTTCTCTGCTGCAATCTTCCCTGCTTCTACGAAGTCTCCCTTAACAATTGCTTGGTCATACTTAAGGGTAAGGTTGTCAATAACATTCTGAGCATCCTTAGCTTTAATTTCATCATCCAACATCTTAACTAAGGTTGCATTAGCTTCTTCTTTAGAGAGCTTAGGGTTCTCTGCCATGATTGATTCAACAGTTTCTTTGACAGAAGAGCCAAGCCTTAAGTCACGTAATGCAGAACCATAGTAAGAACCATAGGCATCACTTGCTAAATATAGGGGTCTAAAGGTTTCTAAATGCTCATCTATTTGTTTCTGTAAAGAAGTAACTAGCTGTGGTTCTTTCTCTAGGCTTAATGCTTTCTCAAGCTTTGCGAGAACTAAGCGTTGTTCATCTCTATATAAGCGAACACCTAGAGATATGAAGCGTTGTTCTTCTAAGGAGTAGCTTCCTTGTCCCATCCTCAGCTGTTCCATCACCTTACCTAAGTCTTCAGGTATGAGCTTACGGAACTGCTCTGCAATAACCTTTGCACCAGCTGTTAGTTCAAAGTCTGTAGGGGTAGTTGAACGAAGACCTGTGTTCATCTTAGGTGTTTCTATGCGTACAGGTTCTCCTTTAAGGACAGGTGCAATGTTATCTTCAGGTAGTCTCCCTGCTTGTTGTCTAGCAATAGCTGCCTTCTCTTCTGCTACCGTAAGGTTAACATCATCTTTAGGCAAGGGTTCTCCAAAGGGGTCTGTGCGCTCTGTAGGAGCCTCTGAAGCCACGCTAGGTTGCTCCCCTGCTACTTGTGTAGGTTCATCTACTTTAGGAGCTTGTGGAGCTTCTGTGACAGCCGTTTTCTCAGGTGCTACTCTACCTAACCTAATTACATTACCTTCTTCAGTAATAGCTTCTTTAAGACCTGCTCTTACCTGTTGACCTAAGGTATCTATCTGAGCATCATCAAGACCCTGTGTCTTCAGCCATGTCCTATACTGAGCATCAGCCTTAGACTTAGTTTTCTGTGAGGTAATGAACAGAGCTTTATCTAGGTCAGATTCAAACTCAATGGTAGAAGTCTTCCACCTTGGTTTAGCCCCTGCGAGTTCCTTAGGTAGACTTTCAGACACCACAGCAGGTGTAGGAGCTGGAGTGACTTGTGGTGCTACTATAGGCTCTGGTACAGCTGAGTCTGCTGGAGTAACTGTAGGTTGAGCTGAAGGTGGTACTGGTGGTAATACCTCAGGTGTCATTGTAGGTTCTACTCTAGGAGGTGCTACGTTAGCCTTAGGTTTAATCCCATACTCTTTGAAGATGTTTCCAAACTTATTGGCTATCCAATCTTTACCTTCTCCAAGTAGTACAGAACCTTTCATTAGACCAAAGTCCATAGCAGTTCCAAGTGCAACACCAGCAACAACACCAATACCTGTATCAGCTGCTGTCTTTCCATAGCTATACTCTTTACGTTCACCTACAGCAAGCTCAAGATTCTGAGTGACAGAGCTTCTAGTAGCCTCTTGAACACCACCTGCTACACCACTAATAATACCTGTTCGACCTAAGGACTTTAGTATTGTTATCTCAGCACCTTTTCTTGCTGCAATAACTGCTGCCCATTTACCGAACCCTACTGTTTCAATGGTTGCATAAGTAATTGGGTCAGTGCCTACAGCCTTGACGAATCTACCTGTTCCTTCCCACGACATATCTATGTTCTCGTAGGTTCTCATCATATAGAGGTAAGCTTCTTTATCAGCTTGGGTGCCATAGGCTACTAGGTTTGCTGTTCTACTTGCCATTACTAAAGTGTTATATGTAAAGTAACCCATCTGATCTTTACCCCACTCAGCAAGCTCTGAGTTAGTACCTTTAAAGTCTGTACTATTCTTCATTGACCACAACTGTGCAGAACCTCTAATCCATGCCTCATCATCATTAAGAGACATAGAAGGTATATCTTTTCTTATAGGTGCCCAAGGTTGATACTCAGGGTCTATAGGAGGAGCTTCAGAAGCTTTCTTGGCTTCAGCATAGGCAGCTTTAGTTTTATCTAAAGTTGTCATGGGGACAGCTGAAGGTGGAGGTGGTGCTGCCTGAGCTGGATTAATACCCAATATCTTATCTACATAGTTATTAGTTTCAGGATTGTTCCACTTAGTCTTGTCCCACCCAGAGTTATAAGCTCTTAGGGCATCTTGTGGATTACCATATTTATTATTGTTCTCAACCATTAATGCTCTATGTAAGAATAGAGAATCTTTATCATTGGTTAAGTCAAACTTACGACCATAGCGTTTCTCTAAGGAAGCCAAGGTTGCTGGCATTACCTGTGCAAGACCTCTAGCACCTGCACCTGCATCAGCAGGGTCACTTAGAAAACTAGACTCCTGTTGAATCTGAGCAGCTGACGTTCCCTTAGGATAACCTAAGATTCTATCCGTTTCTGTAAGATAAGCTAGGGCATCAGGTTTATTAGCTCCTACCTGTGGTCTCGGTGCAGGTGTAGGTTTAACTGAAGGAGCGACTGAAGGACTACTTTGATTAGGCATCTCAGATAGTTGTTGGAAAGCATTTGTAAGATCATCTCCCTGTACACTATCTGGTATTTCATAGGAGCTACCCTTTATTTCATAAATAGCCATTCATATTCCTTATTAGTTATATTTATACACAGGCTCCCCATTGAATAACATAGGTGTTCCATCAAGCTTCATTACCTGTGTCTTACCACCTTTGGTTGGAGCCTTAGGTTTAGCTATGGTTGTTGCGTTAGGTTTAGGCGCAGCTGCTGCTGGAGTAGCTGGAGTAGGAGCACTATTTGTATTAGCGAATTCCTGTAGATTCTCAAGCTTGGTTTTGAACATTAAGTCTGCTTCAGCTTTATCTATATTCTTTGACAGTATCTCTTGCTTGGCTCTACCTACAGGGAAGGAACCTGTGTCTGCATAGGCTGCTCTCATATCTGCCATAAAGCTCATGTTAAAGGCTGTTGTAATCTCTGTGCGGAGACTTCTCCCCTCAATAAGAGATGCGATAGATGCTGAAGGTGATCGTTCTAAAGCAGATAACCTAGGGTTAATACGTGCCCCAAGCATATCAGTAACGACTGGGTCTCTTAAGGCTTGGTAACCTTCCATCAGCTTAGGAATTTCTTTTATTAAAGCTGCTTTATCTGTAGGATTAATAC